GCATTCAGGCCGTCGTTTAGTGTCTTATCGTTGATGTAGTACTTACCAAAATAACCACATCCTGCTGGTATGATTATTCCTTTGAGGTTGTTCTCTATAAATCCTTGGACGTTTGCACCGTATAATGTTTGGATACCTGCTGGGTCTTCCATGAAGAGGTCTTTTAGGTATGAATGGTCTTTGTCATGCCACTCGCAAAACCAATCGGTGTACGTATTAGTATTATCCTCTTCATTCCACCATTTATTAGGCATTGAAATAAACGGTGACTTGTCTTCTTTGATTTTCTCTAGTGTTTCGGTGTCTAAGAGACCTCTTAATGTTTTAGGTATCTCATCAATTTCTCCTGCAGGGGGGACTGCAGCCAATAAAATCGTCTGACATAGGTCAAGGGGAATTATATTCGGGTGATAGTATATGCTCTTACCGAATGTGTTTGTTTGTGTCTCTGACCATTCAAATAGGTCTAATCTATACCAGTCATCATGTAGAATGTCTTCCCTTGGGGTGCATTCGATCACGTTAATATCGTCTAATAGACCTTCTCCGTCCATGGTATGACAATGATACTTGACATCTAGGATGTCCATTGCAACAATGCTCAATCGTTTAGCGTTCAATCTGATCACTGCAGAGTTTACATCTTCTGCTGTAGTGGTTCCGAACTTGGGGATGATTATATTAACGCTGTTGCGTTGAAAGATTTGGTCTGTCATGTGGGGTTTCCATTATATAGTTGTTGTATGTGTATTTATAGTTTCCTATGCATCCATTATAAACGAAAACATAGGATTCTACAAGGGGGTTTTATAAGAAAGTGTTGCACACCTTATTAAATCTCCCACTTTTCATCAATCGATGAAACTTGCCTGCTTGTGTCCTAAGATACGAGGCAGACAATGATGCGTAATATTGCATTTTTATCTCCTGTTATGGTTGTGTAACTTTCCGATCTTAGGACTTCGTTAACGTTTGTCACATTAACTACTTACTCTTGTCACATATTTGTTACAATTCTATTTAGACATTAAACCGTCTTATCGATTATATTGCCCACTGAATCTATCTCTTTGTGAAACTGCGGTACTGGTGTGAAGGTCATCCGACCATTCACCATGGTGACTTTACAATAGTCAACCCATGCACCCCATCCTAGTCTCTCAAATGTTATCTCCTCATCGAGGGATAAGTCTTTGTCTTTATTTTGGTAAAGTGTATAGTCTATCCACTTGCGTTCGTTTAATTCACTCATCGTTGAGCTCCTTGTTACCAATGTGGCGGAAGATGAAGGATTCGAACCTTCGAAAGGTTTGACCCTTTGCTGGTTTTCAAGACCAGTGCATTCAACCGCTCTGCCAATCTTCCCTAAATTAATACTGGTGTCTTGGGACGGTCTTAAGCAAAGCAAGGTCATGAAGTAATTTCGACATACTTCCCTTGCATCCTGAAATGTGGGGTCTGTAGGGGTTTTATTGTCTACTGGGTAGACTAAAACACCTTCTATCCACATATCGTCCTCGCGCACTTCAAACTATCGGTTCCAGTCACCGACCTACTTGGTATCGTATCCCTATTTGAGGTAACTAACCCCATTCTCATCATAGAAGGAATAAGTAACTACTAGTGCTGGTTAAGACACTCGTACTATTAAAGATCAGTTTCTTGAATCTTTGTTTTGTTTTTAACCTTGGCCTTACGGTAGTTCTTTGTCTTTACTGGTAATGGTACGTCCATTGTGTATTTGACATCGACCTTCTTAGGGGCTCTTTTTTTGTAAACTTTCTTTTTAGACTCGTCTACATTGGGTGTTGATTTGTCGTCTGCAATGAATCGACCTTTCTCGTCTCTTGCTCTGACCCATTCAAACCCAAAGAAGTCTGTGATGTTATTCCACCATCCCATGTTATTCTCCTAGAATGAATACTCGATTCCAAACGTTAGTGAATCAACTGCAGTATTCTTCAACACGTTCTGACCTACCAACATATAGAATGTCGTATCGTTAATTGTCTTAGCACCTCTCAACATAACATATGAGTCCTTACCCTGTTTATCGAATGTTCCATAGATGAACTTTGCGTCCACTAATGGGACAAACCATAATTTGTAGGTGAGCTCACCATATGTTTCATGAGTGTCTAAGTCTCCGAATCCAGTAATGGACAATCCACCCACTGAAACTGATGCGTATACTTCTTCAACTGAATCGTATACACTATCCCACACATATCGAATGTATCCGACATCTAATGAGACATTGTCTGTTATTGATAAGTCATATCCACCGAAATAGTTCAACTCTCTTGTTGTAGTATCTCCAGTGTAATTGACCTCGGAACCCCATACTCCTACGTATAGACCTTCCGTCTCTGCTTGTAAACCGAATGATTTAACAGGTTTGCCTGATTGAGATTTACCTCTAAACACGTAGTCACTTGAGTAACCTACGAACCCACTGACATCGGCAAATGTCGGTGTTGAAAATAGCATTAATGATAATGCTGTTAATAATAATTTATTCATAATATATCCTTCCTATAGTTATTTATTGTTGTTTAAATCGCACGTTTCCAGCGACACTAATTCGTTCACCCCCACAATAAAATGGGTAAACTGAATGTCTCAACCAACTAGGAAAAACCAATAGGTCTCCCTCTAGTGGAAAATGAGTGAATGTTGACATGTTCAAGAATTGTGTCTCTCCGTAATGCAGTTCAATATGTCCTGCAAGTGGGGGGACAACTCCTCCGTTAACAATACCTCCAAGTGGGGCTGTGTTATCCTTGTCAAATATGTTGTCTATTGCATCTTCGAGTTTTACAGTGTTCTTAGTGTAAAAGACGAATGAGAATAGACCATCATGTGAATGGATTGGATTGAACTCAGCATTGTTTGCGATGTTCACCCATAGTCCATTGATTTCTAGTTGTTCTTTAGGTATTCCTATTTGACATTGATCAACCATGGTCATAACATGGTTCATGATATGATCTTTTGTCTCATCGGACACTAAGTCCTCTATGAAGATTTGTTCCTCTACTCTTCCTGCAAGTAGTCCACCAACATCGTGGTTTGAAGACCCTCTCCGTTGCTGTATACAGTCGGTTACATGATCTAATATTTCGGGGTTGACTCCACCATGATATACAGGTGGCCCGAATGGACTGAACATCTGTCCTTGAATTTCATTTCTAGGAGGCTCAGGTGCATCAAGGTATATCTCATTATTGGGTGGTGGGTTGTCAAAATCAACTTTGATTCCTACAACGTTATTACCCTTATCAAATTGGTCTTCAGTATTCATAATATAGTCTTCCTCTTATACTGCCTTAGGCACATACTCAATTTTGACGAGACCCGACTTGGTACGTCTATCCAACTCATTCTTCACCTTCCGTTTCTGTTTAGGTGTCTTGGGGTCATTGTATGCTTTCAATAGTGTTTCTATTGATTGACATTTCATATACTGGTGAACTGTTGTTTTCTTGGATGTCCCTCTGGCAACGGTCACTGATGTTGGTGCAAATTTTACTGGCATGTCTTTCCCCTAGATGAACATCTCAATCAGTTGTAGTCCTAGACTGATTGCTGTTATTGTTGTTAAAATCTTTAATATTGTTATTTGTTTTCTCATTATCTTTCCTTTGATGATATGATAAGGAACACTGAGGCCCACAAAATATGTGGCTTCGATCTTGTGTGTAGTACTTAATCTCTCTTGCAAGAGTCTTCACTTGACACACTGAACACCTCAATAGTGTATCCATCTTGTTATTTTATGACGACCTTAGTAAATGTAGGGCCATCTGTTAATTCTTCTGTTGGTTGATCATCGAATGCATTGTGATCACTGTCTTCACTTCGGTTTTCACTGAACCAAACACCCAACATCCATTTTTCCCCTGCAGTAATAGGTAACACTCCAACACTTCTATAGGAAGGATTGTTAACGATTAGCATATCTCCAACGACATCGTTGATGATACTTGCATCTACCACCATGTTACCTCCATGGTAACCCTCCGATAGATTGAATAACACTAGTCCAGTGTCTTCTTCTTGGGATGTGTTAAATTCATATGAATCCACTGGATAACATATGATCTGTATATGACTAGGTTCTTCAAAGCAGTCACCTTCAGGTAAAAACTCTTCGACCCAATCATAGACCTTTTCGAAGTCTACGGTTCCCTTTACATCGGGTACAATGTTGTATACCTCGACATCATTATGGTCAACCTTGAACCTAGACGTTCCACCCTCTATTTCAGTCTCGTCCTCGGTAAAGTCCTGTCGTTGTGCTAATCCTATGATTGTGGCACATTGGTCTTGGTCTAGTACTCGTTCACCGAGTGTTAACATATTATTTTGCATGATTGTTTCCTGTTGTTGGGTGGAAGAATTGTACTTGACTAACTCTCCAGTTATCTCCACTATATTTAGTGTAGTCTTCGATATGAGCTCCATGCAACCTATTGCCGGGAAATATAACACATCGGTTAAATTTAGAAGGGATGATGGTATGCAACTCAAAGTCGTCTTGGCATGGATATAGTAATCCGTGGTGTTCATCGTTAGATATCCACTCACCATTATATACTGCAGTTCCACCACTCTCTTGTTTATCTAAGTAGACAAGCATGTTAAGTGTTGCTAGTTTGTTGGGGGTATCGAATGATGAATCCGTATGTGGGTAGTGTTGCATCTTGTTATCAAACTCAGTGATCGTTTGGAACACATTGAATTCGTGAATTATGTCCCAGTCGTATCTACCCTTATGGAAATGCTTTCTGCATATATCTAACAGTCGTTCCATCTCACCAAAATACTTCCTAGTGGGGTGTCCGACCTTATCAGTAATTCTGCAATCGTTGTATTCAATTCCGTTGGGGGATTTTCTCTCCGTGGAGTATTTCCACATAGGGAATTGACGAGCCATGACGAAATCATGTATTGCTTCGGGATTCTCATAGAAGTTGTCTATGGTAATTGTCAACCCATCAAATGTAGGTTCCCACTTCTCAGACATCTTGAATAGTTCATCATGGATATAGGTTTTACCTGTCATGGTTTATGTCCTCTTCAAGAAAATTATAGGACATGTTTCGTCCTGTTTTGTTGTTGTCTAATTCTGTTTTATGCCATAGGTTGAATGATATACTGATACGTTCATATCCTGTCTCTCTACCACCAGTTATGGCAGGTACGGCATGTTGTAGGTAAGATGGCCATAACAAGAACTCCCCTGTCTCGGGATATACACTCATTTCTGACTCAATTCCGTTAGTACCCATGAATTCGATTCTGTCCATACCTTCCCTAGTAACAGGACGATCAACTTGTTGTTGACCCGACAATGCCATTGCTGAAGGTGATGTGAACTTGATTGGTTGTGACCCTTCACCTGCCTTGACATAATATGTTCCACTCATTTTACAATTAGTGTGATTATGTGTCTCGTGGGCATGGTTACCAGTGTAAACATTAACCCATGCAAATAGGTGTAGGTCATTCCTTGATAGGTGACTTACTGGTATATTCAACATGTTCTGTATGTACGAGATATAGGTGTCTTTGCATATGTCTGAGAAGTCCTTGAACCAATCTAGTCCATGGGTCTCTTCACGAATGTCTTCATCGAAATAGGTAGTGTAATTTCTTGCTCTATCTTCCCCTGCACGTTCTTTGACCTTACGCACTAGTAGTCTACAATCAACTGCAATCTCGTCATGAGGTAACTCCATATGACCCCTTAAAAAAGGTGTTGCAAATACTGGTATGATCTCTCCATCTGCTGGTCGGAATGGTAATTTCGGTTCTACATAGGAATCAACTAAAGGTTCTGTCCATCTAGTATGTTGGATAGGTTGTTCGTACTCTTCTATTGCAAGTGTATGAGAATCAGCATTCCATTCTTGATCAGGCATACTGACTGTATCACTTCTTTTACTTGCTCCAAGTGGGTCTAATAGAACCCTCTCTCTTCTTGAAAGTTCTACCTTTGGTTCTTCCTTTGTGGGTGGTGCCGACTTAGGTCTCACAACTCGTCCTCATTTTGAATGAAGTAAAAGAGGAATGCGATAGTGGCTGCAACTGCAACAGTTGGTGTGTCCAGTGCATATATGAATGACCCTATAAAGTCCCATCCTGTTAACACGGATATTGCTATAGATAGTCCAAATAATCCTGCAAGTAGTTTCCAAATCATTTCTTCCTAACCTCTGCAGCGATTGCTGGTTCGTCTTTAATGGTTACATTTCTGTAATATACAATGACCTCACCGACCTGTTGAATGTATCGTCTGAGTTCTTGGTTGTTCTGAATCATCACCTTGTAGTCACCCACAGTTGTTGCAACAAATACGATGTCACCACTGTTCTGTCTCTTCATCTCATCGATGAATCGATCTAGGTAGGTATAGCCTGGAGGCCATTCGGGATTCTCCCTCTCTGATAGTTCACATGCCTTTGGTCTTTTGTCTTCTACCTTCTTACAATTGTTTGCAATTCGAGCTTCGGATACGACAAACCATTTAGGTGCTGTCAAGTCCAAGGGTCTTGGTAATGTAGGTTGGATGATTTCGATTTCGACAGGCTTACTGACTATCTCAATCGTCTTCGAGTTAAATAACGAGCAACTACTGACCGTTAGTGCTAGTGTCAAGATCGCTAATGTTCTTAGTGTCATTTTCTATTCCCTCCAATACGTCAACAGTTCCTTTGTTGAATCTAAGTTCCATGAGGCCTGGTTTCATTTGTGCCAGTCTCTCAAAATTATGTTTGGATAGAATTTCTAAGTACTTAGACTTCTCTGCTTCTATCGCATTGTTCCTTCGAGTCATGTTCTGAAGAGATTGAGTCTGAACTGCAAAACTCTCCTGTACCACTCTAAGTGTTTCTTTCTGTTCTTCAACTGCACCTTCCAGTACAATGTTATTCCCAGCAAGTATTTGGTTCTCAGTATAGAGGTAGTAACTACCCAATCCGAGAACAAGTATGATTCCAATCAATAACTGATTCATTCTATATCTCCTCTATTTTATAGTCTAGTCCGCCTGATGATCGAATCTCAATCATCTTCTTGGTCTCCCAATCTCTAAACTTTAAATGTTTTTCTTTTTGTATAATAAGTTTACGTGCAGTGTAAACGGACTTATACATTTGTCCACCCACAGTGCTTGATTCCCTATACACGGTTATTTGGTATTCTCCTACGAAGAGGTTGTGTATCCACCCTGCAAATCGTTTGCAGACACCCCATAGACCTTTACCGAAATTCTTTCTACGCATTGTAGTCACTCCATCCTGTCAATATTATTTTCTCTCCACTCAATGGTGGATTTCCCCTATGGACGTGTGTAAAGTGCGCAGGCCACACAAGTAACGTCCCTTTTGTTGGTTTGAATCTGCATCGTTGGTGAAGGAACTCTGTCTCCCCACCTTCTTCTACATCATTCATATACAACATCCATGCAAGAACACGATGTTTATTCACATGTGAGTCTTGTTCATAATGCCATATATGATACCCTTCACCCTGCAATGTCTTTTGTATCTTTCCGTCCACTGATAACAAATCGATATCGTTACGCATACCATATGCTTTCTTATACATCGGTATAATTTCATCGTTTAGTATATTAAAAAACTCGTTTTGTGCGTCTGCCCGAACAATATCCTTTAGTCCATGGGATATTCGTGCAAGTGAAACGGATTCGTCTGATTTTTCTAGGACATCATGAGATAGGTCGTAGTCCTCTCTTCGTGAGGTGTGACCAAGTGACGAGTAATATTCGAATGTATCCGTAATATCCTGCATCATATTTTCATCTATTGCATCGTGAAACACACCTATGTGATCACTCCGCTTTTCAAACTCTGCCATAATTATACCTATATGCAACAATACAGGGACATCTTCCCTGTATTATTATTTAGTGTGTTTTAACTTAACTGTTTCTTAAAGCCTTTAACTGGTTGATTGTATCTTCTGCACTTACGTGTAGGATACCTATTCCACCATGTTTAACCCATGAATCAAGGTTCTTCTGTCTGTCGTCAATGAGGATACTTCCTTCCATTGCAAACATACCTTTCTGACTACCTGTCATGGTGCAAGTGACAACAACTGTTGGACTTACATATTCTTTAATCCACTCTTGTTTGTCCCAAACTACTAATTCTCTGTTGACGACACCAGCTGCAGTGAGTATTTCCCACGGTAGGTTAGTGTGTCTAATGTAACCAACTAAGTCCCACATATCGGGCATAGGTGGTAGACTTCTGAATAATCTCTTGTTCGTTAACTCTTCTTTTCTCTCATCATAATCATTATGACCTTGGTCTGTATTAGGGAATGCTGTTCCTGTTAAGGTCTCCACTCCAGTATTGAAATCTGCCAATACTCCGTCCATGTCTACAAATATTCTTTTCACATTTTCTCCTTTGTTTATCTCTCTCTTTCTCTCACTCATGATACTATTATAACACTAATGGGGCGTCACTGTCAAGTCTTTTCTCAAAGATTTGACGAACACTCGTTGAATGCTTCTACTCCTGTAAAGGTCTGTAGTACCACTGAATAGTTAGAGAAATCTCTCTGTTCACACTCTTCTTGAATTGAATTTGAATGGGGGTTGTACCTGTATCTCCACTGACCATTAGAGGAACTTCCACTCTCTACTATTAGTACATCTTCGGTATAAAGTAGGTAAAGATTGCCATCAACCCCTGTCATGGTTTTGTCTAACGCGGTGATGTCGGTGTATATCTGTTGTAGATCAGCAGGGTATCTTGTTGACATGATCAATGGTAAATCTATGTTGAAATATGGGTTGGATACGTTCCTCATTTGCAGTTCAAATCCCTCATATGAGGTTACTGTCTTCTCAATCCTTTTGACATTTCTTGCACTCTCATCGACTGAGTACTCTAATATAGCACCATCACTATCGGGTAGAAACCTAACAAATGTCTTGTTCCAACTGACCCCAGCAACATCTTTGACCTCTTCGATAGAGATGTGAATCTTATGATTGTTGACGATAGATGTGGCATTACCCCATTCTTCATAGTTCTCTGATATCTGCACTCTAGAGTTGTCCTCTAGGTTCTGTAATGTGATTGATATAGGTAGACTATTTGAATCTAGTAACTGACCTAGTGAATTGCCTCTGAGACCATAAAAATGGTGTTGTCTATTATATCGGAAGTGATCATCCTCTACTGTCGAGGTCGTCTCGTTTTGTATATCGAATGTAACGTCTGAAAAGGTATCGTTGTTTAGTATTAATGCTATCACATTGTCTTGAAGCATTCCTCGGAATCCCATGTTATAGGTTTCTTTGAGTACCCCTTCGATGTCGTGAAGTGTACCAAGAAAATCAACGATCTTCTCACCGATTGCTTGTTGGGTAATGTCATTGGATGCAATGAAATCATCATAGAAATACATCCTATTGATGTCAAAGTTTTGTTCTAGATTATATAAGAATGTATTGACTTCAGCTTTGATATCTGAACCCAGTTGATTTGCAATTGTACCACACCCATCTGCAACATTGATATTCGATGTTAATTTATCATTGATAGACGATGTCAACATCGTGGTGAATGGGGTTACGTTGGCCTTGGATGCACTGTTCTCATGAGGAAAATACATCATGGTATATGCAGTGTTTACATATCCTCGGGTTGAGTCAATTGCACCTACTGGTACTTCTGCAACTCTAGGACGATTCATTCCACAAGTCTCGGTGAAACCTGTGATTGCACTAAATCCTGCTGAATCAAATTCGTATTCATATGTACTTGAATTGAAGACTCCCGAAGGTTCTCCTGCATCTTGTATCAAATTGAAGTTGAAATCAACGAAGACGTTTGCACCCTCTACATATCCATCAATGACCAATGTCTTAAACATCGGTGATGTACTAGTAGATACGGGGCTTGGTAATTGTAATTGTGCTAGTTCGGGAGCAATCTCATTGCCTCCACCACCACACGCGACTAAACCAGTAAGTACTGGAACTATTAGTAAGTTTTTCATTTAACACCTCTCATGTATACATCTATTATACACTCTTTAGAGGGGTTTGTCTAGGGGGTTTTACTCGTTGAGTCGGTATGCAAGGGCCTCTGCTTCGACCTCATCAATGGGTTGGTGCATTATCACTTGTCGGACATGTACCATTTCATGAGCCAAGGTTATGTACCTTTCGTCATCAAACTTAACAAACATCTCCATATAGATATTGATGTTTGCCTTATGGGGGTAGTCAAGGAATCCCTGTCGTTTATCGGGATGGGGTAGTCGGAATATGTTTAGTATAACCTTTGAGTCTTGGATGTCCAGTAGGTTTGCAAACTCTACTGCTCTATCTCTCATTTTCTCATTGTTACATAAGATATTCATGGGTGGTTAATCCTCGTATTCCTCAAGCTCTTCCATGTTATCCTCATCGACATCTGTTCCACAAAATGGACATACATCAATAGAATACTGATATGAATCCATCTCGTGTATGATATCACACTCCGATTTACATGATTCACAAAATAATTTAAATTTCATCTTGGACTTTATCTCCTATTATATCTTTCCAAAGGTTCTCATATGATTTAGGCTTACCATCAATTGTTGCATATGGAAGTTTTCTTCCTTCAGTCTCTTCAAGTGTAAAATCCAAATGCAGTTCCTTAAACCTAACCTCGTTCAATTGGATATTTAGACTCAATAGCATATGCCTGATTCTATCATCCTCTATCGTCTGTTCGATTTCCTTGTTTAAGTATGCAATGTACTCACTCATCTTTCAAATACCCACGTTTCCAATTCTGTAAATCCACCAATGATCTCTCCGTCCATACGGATTTGGGGGAATGTTCTAGCAGTAGGGAATGACTCCATTAACTCTTCACGAGTAAAGTCTTCACCTAGTTGTTTATATGTATACGAAAGACCTTCTCTCGTACATAGTGCCTTTGCTTTATCACAAAAAGGACACTGAGGTTTACCAAATATTTCAATCATAATTCAAAGTCCGAAAAGGTGTTGTCATCAACATCCTGTTTAATGCCACCAATAAGATACGATTCAATCTCGGTCTCTTGGGGTGCGTTTTGTAATCCTCTACTATTAAACCAATGGTTCGTCCATGGTAGAGGGTTGTTAGTTGAAGAGATATCGAATATCGGTTGCATACCAATTGCACGTAACCTTTTATTGGCAATATACTCCACATAGTTTCCAAGTAGTCCTACCGACAATCCGATCATCGACCCATGTTTGAATAGGAACTCTGCCCACTCCTTCTCTGAGTCAACTGCATCTTGATACATCTGATATACTTCTTGTTCACAATCTTTCATCACCTTATTCATCACACTATTGTTCTCATGTTTTTGATAACACTTAAGTATGTGTTGTGTGATTGCTAGATGTTGTGATTCATCCCTTGCAATCAGTGATATGATCTTTGCACTACCTTCCATCATCTTCAGTTCTCCGAATCCGAATGAACATGCGAATGATACGAAGAATCTAATCCCTTCTAGGATGTTGACACTTATTAATGCAAGATATAATGCCTTATATAAGTCGTAATCTTTAATGTCCTGACCTATCAACTTTCGTCTACCTAGATCAATGAACTCATCATACTTTTGTGTTACTGCTTCTGCACGAGCAACGATCGCTGGTTCGTCCAGTATGGTGTCAAAGATTTCACTTGGGTCACTATAGATATTCTTGATTATGTGAGTGTAACTTCTTGAATGTATTGTCTCCATGAAATCCCATGTAATGATACATGATTCCAATTCGGGTATTGTAACGAATGGTAGGAATGCAATTGCGGGAGCTCTACCTTGAACACTATCGAGTAGTGTTTGGTATCTAAGGTTAGAGGTGAAGATGTGTTTCTGTGCCTCGTTCAATCTGGCATAGTCTGCTCTATCTTTCTGTAAGGATACCTCTTCGGGTCTCCAAAAGAATGACAACTGAGTCTGAGTCAACTTATCAAATACTGGGTACTTGAATGTATCAAATCTTTGTGTGTTCAATTCCTCTCCAAAGAACATCTTCTCTTTGGTGAAATCTATATTTTTCTTGTTAAAAACTGTCATCTATGTTTTTCTCGTTGATGGTGGGGCTAGTGTTAAGTGTTTGTAATTGTTTACGCAATCGGATGGTGTAAATCCATCTATCAAATGTCTGTTGTCCCAACTCTCCATAGCCTTGTTATATTCGGGTCTCACACGATCTGTATCTTTTTCCTCTGAGTGATATATATCATTATACCCATCGTAACAGTAAACAGGTGCTTTACGAGCATCTGCACCTCGTTTTTCTTCCATTGTTCCGTGAGGCATGTTCTGTAAACTCCCTGCAATGTTCACAAAGTGAAGGAACATGTGATAACTGTTTTTACCTAGGAATTTGTCTCTGTAGTGAACTGCATTAGGGCCCTGATATAATAACACATCACCCACTTCAAGTGAGATACAAGATGCATCACGTTTACGTGATGGAATTGCTTGTGTTAAATTATAAAGGTCTTCGTTAGAACCATCCCAGTCAACCCAGTTTCGTGAGTTGTCTACCCAAATCTTCCAAGGTTTCCCATCGTCTGATTCATATCCTAAACATATTGTCGTAGATATTTCACAAGATGGTCTGTCGTGATGTGCTTTGAGGTATGCACCTCTGTCGTATTTCCTAGTGTATGCATAGGTGGGACAAAGTTTGATGTCCAATACGTCATCTAATGCATTATGCATCCAAGCATGTAATCCAACTGAAGGTGGAAATTGGTAACATCCATTGGATTTAAATAACGAATCTTTAGGGGAATCTTGAATGATGTCCTCTTCCCTTGCAAAGAATGATTCATTCCACCTATCATTCCTCTCAATAGTCTTCCATGTGTCCAGTGTCATCTTAATGATGTCTTTGGGTATGAAGTTCCTAAGAATCACGTATCCATTTTGCATGAATTCCCATGTCATCTCATTCGTATAACCCTGAACCTTTATTTCATCGGGGTCTATTGCAGATAACTTTACGTTCTTTTTATCATATTGCACAGGCATCGCAGTCTTCCCCATCATCTATAATCTCACCTTGTGGTAAGGGTTCATCTTTAATCACGTCTTCAGTCTTACCATCCATAGTGTTTTGGTAGTAAGATGTCTTCCATCCATATTTGTAAGTATTCAATAAGTCTTTTGCCATGACCGATACTGGTACTTCATTGTTATCAAAATTCTCGGGATTGTAACTCCAGTTACCACTGATTGCTTGGTCAAAGAACTTCTGCATCACTGCAACTGTTTTAATGTATCCCTCGTTATCAGGCATATCCCATAGTAATGTGTAATTGTTTTTCAGTATAGAATACTGAGGTACTACTTGTTTAAGTGTTCCTTTTTTGCTCTTCTTGACACTTAGGTAGTCTCTTGGTGGTTCTATTCCGTTTGTTGCATTAGAGACGACTGAGGACGATTCTGAGGGCATCTGAGCAGTAAGTGTCGAGTGTCGTAATCCGTGTACTTTAATCCGTGTTCTTAGTCTTTCCCAGTCCATTTTTAGGACATTAGGTACGATTGTATCTACTTCTTTCTTATAATGATCTATTGGTAATTTCCCTTGTGCATACATGGTTCTATCGAACCAATCACATTGACCCTTCTCGGATGCAATTTGATTAGACGCACATAGTAAATGATACTGAAATTCTTCTGTAAGATCATGCACCAATTGATGTGCTTGGGGGTCATCATACTTGACCTTGTTCTTTGCAAGGAAATGTGCAAGACCGATGTAACCAATTCCTAGTGATCGTCTTGCAAGAGTTGATCTCTTTGCAGCTTCTACTGGGTATTCTTGGTAATCAATTAGTTCTTCTAATCCTCTTACTGCAAGATCACATAGACCTTGTAGTTCATCCATCTTAATGATGCCTACGTTGATTGCACTTAGAATGCATAGTGCAATCTCACCTTCACCATCAATATGTGTGATAGGGTCGGTGGGAAGAGTGATCTCTTGACATAGGTTACTCATGTAAACTTTGTCTTGGAAACTACTATGGGAATTGCAATGGTCTATATTCATAATATAAATCCTACCTGTCTCAGCTCGTTCTTTCAACATAGCCGTAAACAATTCCCTTGCACTAATCTTCGTTTTAGGTACTGAAGTTGCTCTCTCATACTTTTCGTAAAGTTCATCAAAGCCGTCAGTTCCAAATGCCTCATACAAGCCTGGCACTTCGTGGGGTGAGAATAATGTGATGTCTTCGTTCTTCAAGAATCTCTTATAGAACAGTTCAGATAACTGAATAGAGTAATCTAATTTTCGTACTCTGTTATCTTCGGTTCCTTTGTTATTCTTTAGGACGATGATATCACCGATCTCTTGGTGCCAGATAGGGAAATGAACTGTTGCACTTCCTCCTCTCACACCATTCTGAGTACAACATCTTACTGTCGTCTCGAATTTCTTTAGGAAAGGTATTACACCAGTATGCTGTACCTCTCCACCTCGTATTTTTGAACCAAGTCCTCGTATTCGTCCTGCGTTAATTCCAATACCAGCTCTTTGTGCAACGTACCTTCCGATGGCCATATCTGAGGAAAATATACTGTCGAGGGAATCTGCAGAGTCAACCAAAACACAACTCGCAAATTGTCGTAATGGTGTCCTGACCCCTGCCATAATGGGTGTGGGTATGTTAATTTTGTACGTGGATATTGCATCGTAATACCTTTTGATATATTCTAAACGGTTGTCTTCGGGATAGTTTCTGAACAATGTCATTGCAATCAACATATACATGAACTGAGGTGTCT